ACCTGATATAGTATAAAAGACAACTTAGACTATTTTACACTTTACATAAAACTAAAAATAATTTACAATAAAAAACAGATAACCATGAGTTACCAAAATCGGAAAGAAATATGGAAGCCAACCAAGTATAAAGATTATATTGTATCAAATACAGGGCGAGTAACTTCTCTAAAGTATTACAACGTAGATAAAAAATATCAAAGAACATTAAGTCAGAATCCTGATAAAGATGGATACATGACTTGTACTTTATATCCTAATAAAAAATATGTTAAAGCAAAAGTTCATAGATTAGTTGCTGAAGCTTTTTGTCAAGGCAAAAGCAAAGAAAAACCTATGGCTTTACACAAGGATGGAAATAAAGTTTTTAACCATGCAAAAAATTTATATTGGGGAAATGCAAAAGACAATAAAGCAGATTCAATAAAGCATGGCACAAGCAATGCAGATTGGACTACAATGACATCACCTAGTCGAGTCCTACAACCTAGAAATGTAAAAAAAATAAGAAGATTAATCAAAGAGGGTAAGAGGTTGCAAGACATTGCTGATATGTACAAAGTATGTTATCGAACAATTTACGATATAAAGGTAGGGAAAACATGGAAAACCACAAGCTAGATATAGTAATTTATATGAATGGAATGTCGGTTAACTTCGACACTTTAAAAACAAAGTCTCTTGGTGGAAGTGAAACTGCTGGAGTCTGCATAGCTCATGCTCTGGGAAAAAGAGGTCATCATGTAAGTTTGTTTTGTAATACTGACAATGCAGGAAAGCACGACAATGTAAACTACTTGCCAATTGAAAGCTTCCAGCAATATGCACAAAGCTGTCCACACGATGTATTAATAGTTCAAAGAGTTCCAGAAATGTTTATGGCGAAATACAGTTCTAAAATAAATATTTTATGGCAACATGACTTTGCACAAAAAAGCAGAAGGTCACAATTTACAGGTGCTCTTTGGAACGTAGATAAAGTTTTTTGTTTGTCAGATTGGCACATAGACAACTACATTGAAATTAATAATCTGAGAAAAGAAGATAATGGTTTTTTCAAAACATCTAATGGAGTGAAGTTAGTAAAACCAAATAACAATATACAAAAAAAGAATCAAGTTGTTTATACAAACAGACCAGAAAGAGGAATGGATACTTTGTTGTATTCTATACTTCCTAAGCTCTGGGAAAAAGACCAAGACATAGAAGTTGTGATTGCTGGTTACGATAACACAGTCAAGGAAATGGAAGTTTTTTATAATACGTTGGCTTCTACAATTAAAGGTTATGCAGATAAAGGATTTAAAATTAAACACGTTGGAGCTTTAAATAAAAATGATTTATATAAGTTGTATCAGGAATCAAAGTTGTTTTTATATCCTACAAACTTTTATGAAACTTCTTGCATAACAGCTATGGAAACTCAAATGTGTGGATTGCCAATGGTTACTTCTAATCGAGGTGCTTTACCTGAAACCTTATGTAATGAAGCAGGACTAATTATAGATGGTGATGCAAAGAGTGGAGCATATCATGAAGCATTCGTTGAAGGTGCTTGGAAGTTAATGAACGATGAAGTTGCTTATAAGAAAGCACAGAAAGCAGGATTAGAATACGTTAAAAAATATGATTGGGATAACGTAGCAATTCAATGGGAAGAGCAATTCTTAAAAATGTTTGCAGAGAAATCTGCTAAAAGGGATTCTCTATATAATCATCTTTACGAGAGAGAAGATATTATGACTTACAAGTATCTCGCTGAGAAGGTTGATTGTGACAAAGAAAGAACAGAAGGACTAGAATGTTTATATAAATATGTAGACCATCCAAAGCTATACAAACAAAAATATGAACATCTAGGAAAAGAATATGCAAAGATTGAAACTGATATTGAGATGCGAAACTATCCAAGAGTTGAAGTTGCAATGTCAGGAATTAATAATTACCTAAAAGGTAAAAAGAATCCTAAGATTTTAGACTTTGCTAGTGGGATAGGTAACGAGTCTATTCTCTTCTCTAAGGCATTTGGAGCTACGATAGATGCCATCAATATCTCAAAAGAGGAAAACATACTCGCTGAGAAAATGAAGGCTAAATTCGGCTCAGAATTGCCTATAACATTTCATGTTGGAAGCGATGGCTCAAAGTTAGAGAATCAAGCTTATGATGTAATCTTTGCTGGTGAGATATTAGAGCATCAACCAGAGCCAGATAAGTTCTTAGATGAATTAGAAAAGAATCTAAAACCATCAGGACTCATGAGTATCACAGTACCATTTGGAATGTGGGATGATAATCGTAATGCACATCTTTGGAACTTTGAAAGGTATGACTTAGCAAATATGTTAGCTGACAAAAAAGAACTATCAATCAAGATAGTTTCAGCAGAGCCAAATTATTTAAAACAAGAAGGTAAAGGTTGGTGGGTAATTAGTTACATTAAGAATCAAAAGCCTTGCAGACCAATTAACATGGAACGTAAAATTAAAGTTGTTGCACCTAAGCAGACAGTTTCAGTTTGCATGATAACAAAAAATGCAGAATCAATGTTGCATAGATGTTTAAAATCTGTCAAAGACTTAGCAGATGAAATAATTATCTGTGACAATGGAAGCACAGATTCAACTTTAGATATTGCTAGACAGTATGGAGCTAAGATTATTTATTGCGACCCAGCTACAGAGATTGGTTTTGATAGTGCCAGAAATCATTCTATCAAAGATGCAAAGAGTGATTGGATTCTCTGGATTGATTCTGATGAAGAATTATTAGAGTCGTGGAATATTAGAAAGTATTTAAGAGAAAATATTTTTAATGGTTATTCAATAAAGCAACATCACTTTACTGCTGATGGCTCTGAAATAAAAATTGATTTACCTGTCAGGATATTTAGGAATCATAAGAAAATAAAATTTTTAGGTCACGTTCATGAACATCCAGAACTAGGAATCAACGAAGGAGTTGGTACTAGCACAGTAATCTCGGATGCTGATATTGCACACGATGGTTACTTAACTGAAACAGTTAGAAGAGGAAGGTTTACTAGAAATATTGAGTTAATGAAAAAAGATAGAGAACTTAATCCAGAAAGATTGCTTGGAAAATTTTTATGGATTAGAGATTTAGTTCATCTTTCAAGATATGAAATACAACAAAACAATGGGCAACACACACAGAAGGTAATTGATTATTGTCTTGAAGCAGGAGAGTATTTTAGAAAAGATTTTTTAAATAGTTATTCAATGTATCAACCAGAAGCTTTACAATTTTATTCTGAGTCATTAAGAATGTTAGGTGAAGGACTTGAGTTTCAATTTAACATTAGTGCAGGAAAAGATATTCCTAAAAAAGAAGTGCAAGATAACTTAGGAAGATTTCAAGATAGTGATGAATTTTTTGCTTATTTAAAAAGCAGATATTCAGAAGTATCTGAGCCATTTGAAGGCGAATTTCTATAAAAATATAAAATTTTTTTTCTTTATATAAGGTGCATAAATAAAGGCTTTTATCACTTTAGTAAAATAAATGTAAATAAAGTAGTTGACAATTATAATAATATTGATTATTTTTAACTCATGATGAAAAAACAAATTAAAAACAATCATCAAGGAGATACTAAAATGAAAGAACAACTTTACAAGGTTTATCAATACAAGAACGAAGAGCCAAACAAGGATGGCAAATTCGAAAGCACTTTAGACCAAGCACATGGTGGGTCTTATCCTTTTTCCACTAACCCTTCACAAGGTACACAATGGTGGATGAAACATTCTGGACATGGTAGAAATTTTCTTTCTATCGTTGAGCCACAACTACAATTAACATTAACAGTCATCTGCACAGACTTAGAAGATGTTTTCTACGCAGGTAACCACGCACATGACCTTGATGTAGATGAAAGTAAAGGTTGGATGGAAAGAAACATTTACGTTTCAAGAAGAGAAAATTCTTATTCAGTTTCAGTAGGTGATGTTGTAGAAGATAAAGATGGCAACAAGTTTGTTGTTGACAACTTCGGTTTTACAGAATTAGATGCTAAGGGGAACATTGTACTAAACAAAAGAAACACAATAAAATAAAAAATCAGGTCTGGCAGTACCTAAAACTGCCAAGCTCTAAATGAGCGAGGAGAATAAAATGAATACAAAAATTTACGCAGACCAAGCAAGTTATACGTGGGGAAAAGAAAAAATTATCGAGTTTACTTATGAGAATTTTGCAAAAGGCGATGTTGATTATTTTGGACTTCGCAAATACTATAGAGGGGGATTATGTGAAAAAGTAACAGAAGTTTACGATGAATTTAAACNAAGACTGCGAAAAGAAAATAAACAAATTGTAGATGAGCAACAGGTAGTTTTTGACAATTTAGTAAGCTTCGGAAATCCAGTTTTTCCTTATGTAGATACTGTGAAGGAAAAGTATAACACTAAGCAATTTAAACAAACTCATCCTTCAAATGTTAATGAGTTAGTATCTAAACCCTTTGGAAAACTTTACAAACTTATTGATAATGAAATATATGTTTTTAATTTGGATGAACTAGAATCATTTTTTGGAGTTCAGGGTAGTGAGTTTGATAGAGAAAAAATAATCAAAAGGCATCCTTCAAATTTTGATAGGGGAGATAAAGTTTTTCTAAAAGCTGTTTATACAAAAAACCACAATGGCTCAGATGGGTTTTCTTCCAAAGCTGAGAGAACTAAAGAAATCAATGCTAGAGGTCATCAACACTTTATTATGAGAGACCAAGATTTAGCACATAAAAAATTTCTAGCAATTAACCCTGCTTATGCAGAGCACGATAAAGCTCTCAGAGCAGAAAAAAGAAAGGAGCTAAAAGAACAAAAACTTTCATTAGTAGAAAGTGCATAAAGGATGTGATAAAATAAAGCATGGCATATTATACATCAGTCGCTAATGTTTATAGTTTATATCCAAGAGTAGGAAGCCTAAGTAGTGTAAATTCTGCTTCGGTTTCCTTCTACATTGACCAAGCAGAAAATGAAGTCAATGCTTATGTTGTAAATAATTATACAACTCCATTCAGTTCTTCAATTCCAGTCCTGACTACAATCAGTACAGAATATGCTTTGGTTAAAATCTTAGAAAGATTTTTTACTCAGGAAGTACAATCAGAAAACAAGTGGGTCACAGAACGTAAAGATTATGTTTTTGATTTATTAAATAAAATAAACAATGGAGATATTGGACTCTATACATCTTCACTTGAACTCATAGCTTACAATGCTGGTGATACAATTATTTCTAATACAATGAATTACAATCCAACTTTCACAATGCTAGATGAAACTTTACAGCAAATTGATTCAGACAGATTGCAAGATGAGTACGATGAAGTAAGACTTGAAGAGTACAGTCCTTATTACTAATGGGTAAGGTAACAGTAAGAGGTAGTCAACAAGTACAATTAAAATTGACTAATATTGGCAGAGGAATAAAAAATCCAAAACCAGTTTTGAAAAGAATTGGTGTAACTCTTCTAAAAGAAATTGACAAAAACTTTAGACAAGAAGGTAACGATGGCACAGGTTGGGCTTCTTTAAAATTTAGAGATGGAAGGATTTTAAGAAAGACTGGCAATCTTGCAGGGAGTTTTGTATTTGAATTAATTGGAAATACAGGAGTCAAGGTTGGAAGTCCAGTTGAGTATTCAGATATTCATCAATTTGGTAGTGGTAATATTCCTGCGAGACCAATGCTTCCATCAGAAAGAATTGCTCTTGCAACAACAAAAAGATTAGTAAATAATTACATAAAGGAATTAAGCAAAGTATAATATATCATGGCTTCAATAAACTACTTAGCAATAGAAAATGCAATTAAAGATTTACTGGATGCAGATTCAGACACATCGGGCTACAACGTATTTGTAGAGCCACCTGATGCTGTAAGAACAGATGCTTGTCCTTTAGTGCAGATATATCTGAACTCATGGGATAGTCCAGCAGAAGATGAATTAATAGGTGGTGCAAAACCGATTACAACTTTTCTAACAATTGAGCTCTGGATTTATGATTTTAGTTTTGAGAATTTAGCTGGAGCAACTGCTAGAGATATTATGCTTGATAATGTAAAAGGAGTTCTTAAAGCGAATCGAACTCTCTCAGATAAAGTTTTGATTACAAGATTTAGTGGTGGTGAATTTGATAACCAAAAAAATAATCAAGGCATTGGTTTCTTTAAAGGTGTAAGTTTAAGATTAGAATGTGAGGTTAGAGAATAATGGATATAAATAACATGATAAAAATTACTTGGCAAGTTTCTGGATTACTTATTCCTGAATGGGGAATAACAGCAAAAGGCAGACAAACAGAAGTACCAAAAGAAGTTGCTGATTCTTTAATCGAACAAGGACTTGCAAAGTTATCTAAAAAGAGTAAAATTAAACAAACAGGTGTAAAGCCTGAAGGAGTCGAATAATGGGTTATGGAGTAGGTGGATATATAAGTCTTAGTAAGCAGTCAGCATTTGGAACTGCAACTACTAATAGGTCTTTTATCCCTTTTGTATCAGAATCACTAACAGAAAACGTAGAACAACTAGAATCAGAAAATTTAACAGGTAAGTTTGATGCACCTGATAGTTTAGAAGGTATCAATAATGTAACAGGAGATATTTCTTTTGAGCCAACTCCAGCAACTATTGGAACTTTTTTAAGAGCTTGTTTAGGTGCAGACCCAACTTCAACTCTTGTAACCTCTACATATTTACACGAGTTCTTACCAGCTCAAGCTGACTTCTCAGCAGATTGCACACTTCCACCTTACACAATTGAGATTTTTAAATCAGTAGGAAGTGCTTATCAAATTGTAGATGGGCAAATTCATACTCTCACAATTGAAATGAATGCAGGTGAAATAATTAAGTCGACTGCTACAGTTCATGGAAGAGCTTATAGCAAGGTAGCCAAGCAAACTCCAGCATACAATCCAGCTCCAGTAATGACATGGAATCAAACATCAGTACAAATAGCTGGTGCAGCAAATGGAGAATTNAGAACAGCAGTTCTTACAATCGAAAATCCGATAGAAGGAGTCATGACTTTAAATGGAAGTTTAAATGAAGGCAAACTAAAAAGAAGTGGATTTAGAAATATAACAATTTCAGGTGACCAAGATTTTTCAAGTCAACTTCAGGAAGGTAAGTTTAGAGCACAAACAAGACAAGCTTTTAAATTTACTGTAACTGGTGATGTTGTTGGTACAGCATCAGAAAGAAATCAATTAACTTTAGATTTACCACAAGTAAATTATACAACTTATGCTTACCCGATTGGTGGTGCAGGATTAATCACAGCATCTTATGAAGGCAAAGCAGAATACAATACTACAAGTAGCTATGCTGGAAGGTTTACATTACAGAACACACAAACTAGTTACTAAAGGAGAAGCTCATGAAGTTCACGATACAAGACAAAGAGTTTGTCATCACATCAGCTAAAACAAAACACGTTTTAGAAATTGAGAAAGAAACTGGTAAAACACTTTCTAAGCTCGGTGAAGATTTTACTTTTCAAGATGTCATAACTATTTTTACAAAAGCTTTGCAACAAAGCGATTCAACAATTACTCAGGAATGGGTTGAGGAAAACACTACAATGTCAGATATGGAAACTATGAATGAGGTTGTTTCCTATTTTTTGGCAGTAAAGAAATAGTTAATAAGACCCTCTTAGATGTGTTAGACTTATTCGGACAGGAGTATGGATGGAATATGTTTGACATTGAACACTTAACAACAAATCAAATCAACTATTTAATTCATAAAATTAAACATAGAAACGAAAGAAGCTCTATGAGGATTAAATAATTGGCAGACCAAAAAATATCATTAGCAGTTAATTTAAAAGATAAAGCTTCCAAAGGTCTCGAAGGTCTTAAAGGTAAACTAGGTGGTTTAGCTACTGGAGCAAATATAGCAACTGTTGCTGTCTTAGCTTTAGTTGCTGGATTAACTAAATTAGCTTTTTCTACAGCTAAAGCAGGAGATGACTTTGCTAAAACTGCTGCTCAGGTTGGTACTAATGCTAAAGCACTATCTGAATTAAGCTTTGCAGCTCAAATTGGTGGAGCAGATATGAGTGCTGTTGCTACTACTTTAAGAGTTGTATCTAAAAGAGTTAACGATGCAAATAATGGATTAATGACATCTGTACGTTCATTCAAACAACTTGGATTAGAAGTTAGAAAATCTAATGGCACAATGAAAACTGCTGAAGAACTAATTATGGAATCAGCAGATGCTTTTAAGGGATTAAAAAGTCCAGTAGAAAGAACAGCTTTAGCACAAGAATTATTTGGAAGAAGTGGTACAAAATTAATTCCTTTATTAATGATGGGTACTGAAAAAATAAAAGGTCTTCGTGAAGAAGCAGAAATATTAGGATTAACATTTTCAAAAGTAGAAGCAGAGCAATCTGAAGCATTTCAAGATGAACTCTTAAGATTACAAAGTACATTTGTTGGCTTAGGTAGAACTATTGGTAAACAAATTATACCAATTCTTACTCAGATGTTCACCTTTATGAAAGATGTAATGTTGGTTGTCGTACCTTTAGTGAATACTGCTTTCCAAATATTTATTGTTACTTTGAAAGCTTTAGCACAACCTTTAATTGTTGTAACTGATATATTTACAACTCTGGGTAAAGTAAGTTTTGAAGGTATAAAAAGTTTAGTTAGTTCAATTAGTAAATTCTTTAAAGAAGATTTAACCGATGAAAACTTAGAAAAATTACAAAGGATGAATACAATATTAGGTGTTGGTGTTGCACCACCGACTACCTTTGGTGGGATGGATTTAACTAAACCTGAAGATGATAAAGATGATGATTCTGATGGCGAAGAAACTAAAAATAAACTTATGAATAATCTTAATGCTGCTAAAGAGGGATTTTTAAATGCTCATAAAGAATATCAAATGACATTAACTGATATGTCCAGAGAATTAGGTGCAGGTATTCAATCGACTTTGGCAACAACTGTTGATTCTATAGGAACTGCATTTGGAGAAATGTTAACCGAAGGTAAAAGTTTCAAACAATCAATGTCTGCTATTTGGAAAGATTTGAAGAAACAAGTAATTATGCAAATTGCACAAATGATGGTTAAGATGGTCGCCATGTTAGCTCTAGCTTTAGTTTTAAATACTTTAACTGGTGGAGCTTTTGCAGCAAGTGGTGCAAGTGGTGGAATGGGTGGAATGAGTATAGGTGGTATATTCTCTGGAAAAAATGGTGGCATAACTAATGCTCTTGATGTACCAAGTTTTGCTCAGGGTGGAATTACTAATGCTCCACAATTAGCTTTGATAGGTGACAATGCAAACAACAGAGAAGCAGTTGTACCTTTACCTAATGGTAGAAGCATCCCAGTTGAGATGAATGGTGGTGGACAAACAATTAATCAATTAAATATTTTACCTAATGCAAGTATTGATGAAGCTCTCTTAGCTAAACCAGTTCAATACTGGGAAACTTTAGTGCAAGAAAAAATACTTCCAGCTATGAATAATCTTGGTGAGATGGGCGAGACTACTACTCTTGCTTTTAGAGAGGGAAGATAAATGAGTATGCTTTTAGGAGTTCCTAATTCTAGTTATATAACTTTAGATACAACTGCAACTTATGGATACAGATTTATAGAACAGTTTGATAAAAATGACATTAGAACTAAAGGTGGAAGTTTATTTACATACATAACTGCTCAGGGAAATTATAATACTTTTAAATTGCCAATGTCTTTTGTAACATCATCAGATAGAAGTTTAATTAATTCTTGGTTTAGTACAGCAACAGATTTAAGATTTATTGAAGATGATACTTTTGCAACAAGCTATTACACAGTTAGACTCGTTGGTAAGACAGACCCATTTACAGTATTTAAGAAACCATACTTCAGACAATTCTATGATGGCGAACTTGTATTGGAAACTGTTTAGGGGTAAAATAAATTATGGGTAAAAGAGGCAGATTTGCAGACAGAGGAACATATAAAATATCAAATGCTCAAGCTACAGATGGTACAGAAATAGCTGCAGATTGGGGTAATAAAAACTTTTATTGTACAGAAATATATATAGATGCTTTTACTACAGCACAAACAAGTGGTACAATCGAAATCGGATTATACGATGCTAGTGGTAGCTTAGAACATACAATGATGAAGTTACACGTNCATCAACATTCTAGCTCTGACCCTGTATCAGAACATCAAGATTTAAGACCTTGTTTTGTTTTACCATCTAGTTATAGTGTTAGAGTAACATCGCCAGAAGCAGAAATAACTGTTGAATGTGGTGTGATGGGAGTAGTCTTTGAGGTTACTGAATAAATTACAAAAAGGTAAGGTTTACTAATGGCACATATTTACGATTCATTTAGAAACTATTTAGCAGTAGGAAGTGCAGATTTGTCTTCTGTAACAATAGGAGCATTGCTTGTCAATACAACTGCTAATGTTGCTTCTGGATATGTATTTTCAGCAGCACATACGACAAGAGCAAACGTACCAGCAGTAGCACAAGTAGCTGTATATTCACTTTCAAATGTAGCAGTAAGTTCTGGTAGAGTTAATGCAGATGACTTAGCTATACCAACAGTAACAGGTGCTCCAATAAATGCAGTAATTTATTTTGTCGCTACAACTAATTCAAGTACAAGTCCATTAATAGCAATCCAATCTTCGGGAAGTGGGTTTCCATTAACGCCTGATGGTGGAACAGTTAATGTAACTTTCCCATCATCTGACCCATTTGTATTAAAGGTGTAACGTGGCTATACAAGGAACAACAATTGGAACAGATAGTTTAGAAACCAATGCTGTTACTAATCCTAAAGTCGCAGATGATGCAATTGCTATTGCAGAGTTGTCTGCAACTGGCACACCTTCTTCATCTACTTTTTTAAGAGGAGACAATGCTTGGGCAGCAGCAGGTGGTGGCTCTTTAGAGTTCTTAGTAGAAAATAGTGTAGCAGGTGGCGTTCATCTTAGTACAGCATTTAGTTCAACATATTTAACAAGTACATACGAAAGATATTTAATAACATTTCAAGATTTAATATTTAGTGCTGATAATATTACTTTTGGTTGCCAAATAAGTCAAAACAATGGTGGAAGTTATCAAACAACTAATTATAGAACAGCTGGGTGGTATACAGAATATAATGGTAGTGCTGCAAATACCAGTACCTTATCTACGGCAACTTACTTTATGTGGGCTACAGAGGTTGCGAATAATTCTACACATAGCTTAAATGGACATATATTTTTAATAAATCCAGCAAATAGTAATACTCATCCACAAGCATATTCTGAGATAGGACATTTTGCAGCAGATGACTATTCAAGACGATTGATAGAACATAGTGTTTGGGCAGGTGGTGGTGGTTTTAACAATATTAAATTTTTCCCATCTTCTGGAGTTTTTACTAGTGGTAAGTTCGTATTATATGGAGTGAAAAATAGCTAATGGCAAATAAATATAAAATGGTAGATGGAGTATCTATCCAATTAACAGATGAAGAACA